TATTTCCGCCTTCTTGTTTATAGTGGTCATAGCGTCTCTCAATAGACTCCAATATATAATAATCAACAGAGCCAACTTCATAGCAATATTTATGATGTTTCTCTACAATCCATGATTTAATATTATCTTTATCGGAATCTATTAAATACTGTAGAGATTTATACAACTCATCTATTTGCTCTTGTTGTTTTGCGGTAATCTCTGAAATTTGATTAACCGTATTTTGTAATTGTTCAGCTTCTGCTTTTTTACCATAATTTTTATTAAACTTCCTATTAACTCAGTCAATCAATCAATCCCAAAAGGTAATAACAGATTTAAAAGCAATAGCAAGCATAACAACAAATACTAGTATATCTTGTATATTATAATTTGCTAATAACTCTTTCATCTACTACTCCTGTTCTATTGTTAATTCACTTACTCCTAAGAATGTGATATCATAACTAAAATTATCATCGTAAGGTGCGGCAACCGGGAAATTTGTTATTAATGCATTTCCTGTATAAGTTTTTACTCCATCATTTAAAGAAAGACTAACTTCTAAACCAGAATTAAAGCTATTTTCTAATTCTTGAAAAGAAAGTTCATCTTTAACGATAAAACCTTTACAAGTTAATTTTCAAGATTTTACTCCTGCTAAACTTTTTTCCCAATCTCCATTTATTTTATTAGTTACCTTTATTGGTGACATTGTTCTAGTTAAATCTGCGTTTGTTTGTCCTCCAATTATTTTACTATTAATAGAAAGTATAACATCGACTCCACGATGTAAAGGTTGTAAATTATCCCACATCTTCTGTAATACCTCCTCCGCAAGTAAATGTATAAGTAATCATTCCATGCTTTCTTAATACGCCTGTTGATTTATCATCTATAATACGAAAAGCATTTTGTCTTATATTTGTAACATATTCATTATCTCATAATTTTTGAATAGCATTATAAATTGCAGATTCCATTTCTAATATTTCTTTTTCTCCACTATAGTTAGAGAAAATATCAATTTTAAATCTTATCTTCATTATATTATTATTTTTTTGTCTTTCTCTTTGAGTATCTTGTAATGTTAATAATAAATAAGGAAATGTTCTTTCCTCTGTTTCGTAAGGATTATCCATTACATTATACTCAAGTTCTTCAGAAAGAATACTATATAATTGTTGTTTTAAATAAGTTATTATAGTAATCATCTCCTTTATTATTCAATTCCAACGAAAGCACTTAAACTTCCTGCCGCTAATTCAATCTCTTCTGCACACATAAGTTCTAAAGATTCACATTCAGCTAAATAGACTTCAATTTCTATTTGTATGATTAAAAATTCGATAATAGCGGTATCGACAATTTCTATACCCATTTCAGATATTTCTATGCCTTCTAATACCATTCTAGTACCTTCTTCAATCATTTCTATAGCTTCTTCATCGTTAGTGAAGTCTCAGTCGTGAAGCATATCTTGTCCTTCTTCAATCAGCTCTTGACCTTCCTGTATTTCTTGTTCGCCTTCTTGGATTAATCTTTCTCCTTCGGCAACTTTTGAATCACATTCAGATTGTGCTGCATCTAGCTCAGCTTCAGCAACTGTTTGAATATAATCTCATTCACCTTCTAATGCGTCAGCTCCTGCAATAAAAAATTCGTCTATGCTATAAGAGATTGCCTCTTCAAGAGCAGGTTCAAAATATGGCTGCGGTGCCTGATAGACAGTTCCATACTCTACATATTGTGCATAATCCGCACCCGCTTCACATTCAACAGAAACACCTGTCGAATAAGCATTAATAGTACTTTGTAAGTATCCTGTTCTAACAGGCACGTACGCTTGTGCCAATTCTGTAAAATTAGAGGCAAGACCCTCAAGAGCTCACGAATAATCAATTAATTGTCCTAAAACTGGAGTTACTAAAGGAAATGTTTCTGTTGATATCGAAGCTCTTACTGCCATATTATTTTACCTCGTTTTCATCAATTTCTATGTAGTTATCTTGAGAATCCATTCTTCCCAATCTAATTTTCTTTGTATATAAATGAACTTCTACTTGTTCATGTTTTTCATTGTAAGCATAATGAGGTTCTTTGAAATCTAGTACTTTTCCCTCATCAGCGTATAAAATTCTTCCAACTAATTTCATTTTAACCTCCTAGTTTATGTCTGGTCCTTTTGTAAATGAACCAGTTCCTTCATTTGTTTTAAACTCTTTATTAATAGTATCGTATAAACCAATTACTCCATCAGACTTTCTATAACAAGGTACATAGTTTCTAATTGGAAGTCCATTAACAGCCATTGTGCAAGCATATAATCTAATACTTGAATCCCAAACACTATTTGTATTTCCAGGGCTTTCATTTTGCGCAAATAGATATAAACTTACAGAAGATGTTCCACTAATAGTTATCTCACCATCAATATAAGTTTTATTATTAACAGCATTAGATGGACTACTTTGAGTATATCTAAATTGGGTATCTGCATCACTCATATTCCATGAACTGCTTGAAAGATGTCCAATTTGAATATTCGTTCCTCCATTACCATATTTAGCTAAAAATTCTCTTTCTGTATTTGGTGCTGATAATGGCATGACTGTTATATTTGCTCTAAAAACATCTCCATCTGTTGGGAAGTAACCTGTATCAATATGTTGTCCAGTATTATGACCGTTTCCATTAGATTGAATATATTCAACTTCTTGATATTCATCAGGGATAGACTCATAAAAGACTCCTGTTCCAGCGTTTGTAAAGAAAGTTTTTGATACATTATCATAAAGTCCTACGGCTTGATCTCGATTTCTTCTTGCAGGAATAAAATCTCTAACAAGAGTTCCATTATCATAAAGTTTTGCTCCGTATAATTTCATACCAGCTTTTGGATTTTCTCCCATAGAGAATAATAAAGCATTATTTGTAGCATCAGACCAAGATCCTGTTGTTCCAGTTATTGTTGATGTTCCATTTATATAGAAAACATTTCCAACATTTTTATATATATTTCTACTATAGAAAGTATCATCTGAAGGCCATACTGTTGGCCAACCTGTATTACTATAATACCAATAGTAGTTACGTTGAGTATAAAATCTAAGTCCAGCACGATTTCCGCCTGAATCTCCACAATTTATATTACCAAATATACCAGCAAGGTCAGTTGGTGCATTATCTTTTTGCCATGCGAATTGTCTTATTTCTGCGTCAGCTTCAATATTAACACTACTATTCATTTTTATACCAGTATCAATATATTGAGTTCCTGTTCCTTGAATATATCTTAAAGGTGTAAAAGTATCATCTTCAAATAATAAGAAATTTCCTTTATAAATTCTTTGAAGATTAGTTGTTCCAAGAAAAGCTTTCATTAATTGATTTGCTCCAACTCTAAAATCTGTTGGCTCTTCATATTCAATATCAATACAAATAATAGTAAAAAATGAAGAACTACTATAATTACCTCTAGCTTCAATATACCAATTCCCATTTAAAACTAAATCCCATGCTCCAGAAGGTAAATCATGTTTAACATAATTTTCTGTAACATGCATTCAATCATTATAGTTACTTTGTTGAGTAAGTGTTATTGACTCTGCGGATATTCCTGTGTCACTATTTACTAATTTAATAGTTCCTGCAGATCCCCTATCATTACTACATGCTCTATATACAATACTAATATTAGATACAGTATTTGTAGGAATATCTTGTACAGGATTATAGGTTAAATTTAAAGTACTAGGTCCATATATTAATGCAGCATCATAAGTATAGACAGGAGTTTCAGGCTCAAAACCAGCAGAAGTTGTTGCATATTGAGGTTTACTTATACCACTTCCACTAGCAGAATAACTCATAGCTTTAAATCTTTTTACTGCCATAATTCTATGCTCCTCCTGATATTAAATATATTGTTGTGTTACTATAACTAGATAAAGCATCGTATTGAGCTTGAGTTCCAGTTCAAATAGTAAATGCATTTGAAACTCCTGTAACCACCTTTGCAGTATTTAAAGTTGTATTAATCATTTGTTGAGTTTGTACTGTTGTTGAATAAGCAGATAAATCAACAGTCTGACTACCTAAATGTTCCCATGCATTATTAACATGGATATATTCATCATAAATATCTGTTCCACTACCTTGATTTGGAACTAAATATACTGTTGTATCACTAATACTACTAACTGGTAAACTTTGTACAACTTCAATAGCAAAATGAGGAATTGCGGAAATCATATTATCAACTTGAGTAGTTGAATAATAAGGAGTTGCTAATTTAGTAGCGAATGCCGCTTCTGTTCCTTGATAACCAGCATCTTGCGCATAAGCATAAGCTGATTTACCATTTGTTCCGTTCGTACCGTTAGTTCCGTTTTGTCCAGCTGGACCTTGAGGTCCTGTAGCACCAGTTGGTCCTGTATCTCCGGTATCACCCTTAGGTCCTTGTGGTCCAACTAATCCTGCTAATTGTTCAGGAGTAAAATCTGCATAAGTAAACGCAGCTCCTTGTGGACCAGTAGCACCTTGAGCACCTCTAATTGATGTTGTTGTTGTACTTGTTCCATCTGTAAAATTAATTGTTAATGTATAATCATTATTTAAAACAACAGATGCAATTCCTACACCATCTTCACCGTCTTGACCATCGGCACCATCATTACCTGCGGGACCTTGTGGACCAGTCGCTCCAGTATCACCTTTAGCACCAGTGTCTCCTTTTGGACCTTGGATACCCTGAATACCTTGTTCACCTTGAGGTCCTTGTAAACCTTGTGGACCCTGTGGTCCTTGAATACCAGTAGCACCACTAAAATCTGTTACATAATTCCATCTTATTGTTGGAGTTTCAACAGCAGTCTTAACAAATAACTTTGCGTTATCTGGATCTTCAACACTTCCGCTAATCATTACGAAATCATTTAAACTCATATTATCATAATCTGCTACCATTGCGGAAATTGTAGCATAAGTTTTGGCTATTGTAAATGGGTCTCCTTTAGGTCCTTGAATACCTTGAGGGCCAGTTGCTCCTGCAGGTCCTTGTGGTCCTGTAGCTCCATCTTGACCATCTTTTCCGTCAACACCATTTTCACCTGGATCTCCTTTAGGTCCTTGAGCACCTGTTTCACCAGTATCTCCCTTTGGACCTGTTTCACCTTGTGGACCTTGAGCTCCATCATAACCTCTTGGTCCTCTTAAAGAAGCTAGCCATTCTTCTTCTGTTCCAATAAATCCATGGTCAACAGCAGTTTGATAAGCAGATTCTCCTGGATCTCCTTTTGGACCTGGAATTAATCTTTCTCCACCACCACCGGCAACCATAGTAGAGGTATGTAACACACCTCTGGTATTTAACGTAGCATTAATTTTATCCATTAGTATGTTACACCTCCAATTACCTTAAACTTAGCAGGGCCAACTACTGTATCGCGGCGACCATCACGTAAGTCTAATTGAATGTCATATTTATAAGTACCAATATCTAAGTTTGTGTGCTCAGATGTTAGTGTAATTATTGCTCCACCTTCTTTTGTAAATCTAGTTACAACTATTTGTACAAGTGGAGTTTCTTGTTCTACTTCTCTAGCTATTGTAAAATAAACTGTATCTCCATCAGTAAGTTGATAGTTATCAAGAGCAATCTCTAAAGAAGCGGTATCTTTTCTAATTATTGTGATATTATTAGTATCAGTATCTATTGTAATCATATTTTGCTCCTTTCTCAAAAGGAATAAACTATTTTACTTCGATTAAAGTACAATTATATAAGCGGTTATTATGAGTTTGCGCTCTTAATGTATATTTTTTTTGTTCAAAAAAATAAAAGGCTTCCTCATCTAGTTTATCAGCGGCAACCACATATAAAACTTGTTCCCCGTTAGTTCCATACGCGGTCGCTACCTCAGGACTAGTATTTAAGGAAGCCTTACATAATATTTCTTTGCGCATTGGTTCTCCAGAGATAAAACCGCCCATACCATCAGGTACTTTAACGTCGATTTCTTGAATCAATTTATCTCTTAAAACCATACTCTACACACACTTAACCTTTCTATTTTTTCTTAATTTAGAAAGAACAGTTTCACTATAACCATCAGTGTGTTGTTCGTTTATTCCGTTAGTAGATACTCCGGTTAAACCTTCAGTACCTAACTTATTGTATCTTTCGATAACCATTTCAATTACTGCGGAGTCAAGTTTTTTGTTGTACTCTTCTAAATTACAGAAGTCGATTGCTTCATCTTTACATAATGAAATTAATGTTTCAAGAAGTTCATCTTTATCTTCTGTATTAGAAAGTCCTAATAAAATCTTAATTTTATCTAGCATAAAAACTTTCTCCTTTTCATTAATTAATTTTTATTAAAATTAGATAGATCCTGCACCAGCAGTAATTTTAACAACTTTGTTAGCGTCAGTTAATGCAACAACTGCAACTTTTCTAGCGTAAACTTCGTTACTTCTGATGTCTGCATCTCTTTGTTGTTCAATTTCAGAACCTTTTTTGATGAATAATGTAACAGCTTCTTTAGTTGCTAAATATCCTGTTCCAACTGGAACTGCTTTAGAAACGATTACTGGTACACCACAAACTGTTCCAATGTATCCTGTTCTTACATAACCTTCACTATATTTTAAATCGTCTTTTAATGCTTTTCTGAATGCAGCTTTATCTTTAACTGAGATTAATAGGAATAATCCTTCTTCAGCTTCTAAATTCATTTTAGCAATTGCATCAGCGATTAAATCAAATGACCAAGCTTCTGCAGATTCAGTTAATGTAGCTTTACCATATTCAGCAATTGCTTTAGCTGTAAAGTCATTAATCATAGTTTTTGCTAATCCATCAAGACCAGTGTCAACTACCATTGGGTCTGTCATTTCTTGTTCATCATAGTATTGGAATTTACCTTGAGTAACTTTAACATCATATTCAGCTGAATCAAAAGTTACACCAATTTGTTCAGAGTTTCCTTCTCCCATGTCTAAGTCTTCTACATTACCTGTAGCTCTATAAGTATGAACGATTTTCTTCATACCTGGATTTTGTGTTAATGTGTTATCTACTGTCATGTAATTTTGTAAATCAACATTAGTAGTTAAAATGTCTTCGATTTTGTTTTCTAATACGAAGTTTTCATATATTTTATGACTATTTAATAAATCTGCCATTTTGTATTTCTCCTTTTCTATATTATTTTTGCGTTAATTCTTTATATAGAGCTGGATTTGTACGATATAACTCTGCTTGTTGGGCAAGACTCATTTTCTTAAACTCGTCTCTCGTTAATCCAGTTTGTTTAACAGAGCTATCTTTTGGACTTGGTGATGCCATCTTCTTAGTAACAGCATCGGCAACAGCAGCTTTGAATGCTTTTTCAAAAGTATTAATGTTTTCTAACATTGTGTCCGCATCTTCCGCAACAATGTAATCAACAAACTCAACAGGTAATCCTCTATTAGATAATACCTTACTAGCCTCAAGTTTGTTTTGAGTTAAATTAAATTCTTTTTCTCTTTCTTCAAGTTCTTTTACCTTTTGGTCGTACTCATATTCTTTTCTTTGAGCTTCGTCCATGCCTCTAAGTTTTTCGGCTTCAGCCATCTTTGTTTCAAAAGTAGCTTGTTGTTTTTTAAGAGCGGCAGTAACGCGTCTGTCTCCCTCTTTTTGTAACATAGCCTGAACTTCAGCTTCAGTATATGTTTTACCAGTTTGGTTTTCAGTTACTTGTTCAGTCCCTGTAGATGTAGTTTCTACTGTTGAACTATTGTTATTTTCTAATTCCATGTTAATCTATTCCTTTCTAAGTTTTACCCCTCAAGAGCAGAGTTGTAACCCTTAATATTTTTCATTATTATATTAATTTTTACTTAATCCTCTGAACTATTTTTGTCCTCAAATTCAGTATAAGCACAAAAGCTACAAGCACAATTTGGATGGTAAGGCGGAAGGTCGTCTCCAATCTCCGCCTCACTTAATAATAATGCCTCTCCAACATAATCTAAACAGATTCCACCACACGCGGCGTCACCTATAATTTCTACATACTGGATACCATTTTCTAAAAATGTTTCTTTTGTCGCTTTTGAATAAACTGCCATAGTTTCTGTTCTAACTAATCTTGCTGCTTTGTATGCGGCCATCCCGGTTATAGTTCTAAATGTCTCGGACATTTGTTTCATTGACCATCCATTCTTAATACCTTCAAGGATGACATACCTCAATTTAGCATCCATATCTTGTGTATTCGCTTTAACTCTGTCTAAGAAAGTTTTATTGTCTTTGACTCAAGGTTTTAAAACTATATCCTTTTTCAAAGAGAAAGATAATACATTTTTATTTGGGACTCCGATAGAAGCGGCAGTCTTCTGCGCAGTTAATTCATAATCCAATATAAGCCAAGCCATTAATCGGTTAGTTTGTAGTTGTTCTACTTTATTTTCGATTTCATCTAGGGCTTTACTTATATCTGTATCTATCATACCATATTTTAGAGAGTATGTCAACTTTTGGAATTCATCCTTACTAAGGACATTATGAGGATAGTAGAAGGGAAATCATTCCTTGTATAAGCGACAAAGGTCTCGTAGGATTCCTTCAAATTCCTTTGTCATCTCGTTCTCTACATCCTCAGCTCTTTTTAGGAGTTCAAGGACTATGTCTAATTCGTCATCATAACTATCTAAGTTATTATAACTACTTCTCTTCCTCTTCTTCTCCATCACTTGTTACCTCACTATCTTCATTTTCATTATTGTAACCTAAACGTACATCATAGAATGGGTTCTTTTCTTTCTCTTTATCAATTCTTTCCATTTCATCTTGTACATTTTCAACAAAAGGTAATTGAGCAAGTAATGTTTCAGTTGATACGATACTTGATAATGTGTTAACCATATTGGCAATTTCAGTATCATTTGTTGGTAAGTTTCTAGTAAAGATAATATCAATACCTCTCCAATCAAATGAAGAATATTTCTTATCTTGTAAAATAGAAATTAACTCTAATCTTTTTTGTAGACCTTTCTTGAATTTTCTTTCTTTTACTGATACTAGATTTTCAGTACCTACCATTTTATATTTAATAGCTACACCTGATGCATTTGATGCAAAGTCTTCATCGGATAAGTTAGGACATTTACTGAATTTATGAATATCTTTATCAATTCTAATCTTCATATTTTCAATAGTGCTATCATGTTCTTCCTTCGTTAACCATTTTGCGTCTGTATCTTTATCTAATAAAAGAACTCTATTTTCTTTCATTGATTTAACATCATCAGCGTCTGCGGTAAAGCCTATTAAAGCTAAGTAAGCATCACAGAAGTATTCAAAGTCATTTAATGAATCACTTTCCATTTTATCATAAGCATCGATTAATGAAATAACTTTCTCAAAATCTCCTGTTTCATCCTCATTGTTTTTAAATATAACAACAGGACACATACCAAAGTAATGCGGAATTTCTTCTTCTAAAATCATGTTAGTGAAATTCTCATTAGCTCTGTATCTTCTTGTAGCTGTTTTATCCATAACTTCTATCCAAGCGAAATTCTTATTTTCTACTCAATCTTTATCAGGATAAAATCTAATTAAGTATAATAAATCATTTTCAATAGTGTCATCGAAAATAGGAATACACTCTTTAGTGTCTAATCTTTTAAATCTTACTGCTCCTTCTTCATCAACGTATAATAATTCAAAAGCCTTTCCATAAATAGAACATGCGCGAGCTAGCTCAACGTTCTCATCAGCCTCATCATTATACTCAAAGATTAAGTTTAATTCTTCCAATACTTTTTCTTCAAGAGCAGAATAACTAATTGGTTCACCCATAAAATAACCTGTTAATGTATCTGTAATATAACTGGCGTAAGGGTTTGCAATTTTATTGTTTGGTTTTGTTTCATCTGCCATTAATCTTTTTAAGATTTCATTTTTAGCTTCATAATAATCTTCTAGTTTTTGAAGTCTAGGAAGTTCATTTTGATTATAATCATCTATAAACTTTTTTACCAATTCGGTAGTTAGTTCAACTTCTGGATTTAATTTTATCATTATATCCTCCTTTAGAATAATAAATCTTTATTGAACGATCTAAGTGGGATTCTATCATCTAAACATTGTAATGAATATCTTAAAGCATCTAAGTAGTGATTAAACTTATCAATAGGCTTATTAATATATTCATTTGTTTGTTTATCTTTTTCCCAAGCGTAGTTCTGTAATTCATTTATAATTTCTTTACAATCAGGATGAATAACCAATTCAAACTGTTGTAGTTTTTGTATTCCTTGAAGAATACTTCCTTGTCCTTTAACACAAGGCTTAATTCTATAAATACCAAGTCTCTTAATTTCATCAATACTTTTCTGTTCTGCGGAATCTGCCATTATTGTACTCTTAGCAAAACCCATTTCTACAATGCGGTTGGCGATCTCATCATTCAAGAAGCCAGTTCCGCCCCATTCTTTAAACACATAAATACGGTTTTCTTCTGGAACAAGTATTCCAGCAACAAATGCGGTTGGGTCGTTAGTGTAACCAAAGTCCAGTCCACATAACAATTGTCCCTTGATATCTTCTTTATTAAAATCAAAACTCTGTCAATTAGAGTAAACTAATTTGTCAAGAGAACCAAAGTTACCAAGAGCATAAATACCATAGTATACAGGATTCGTTACTTTTAACATCAATAGCGAATCAATATAAGGTTGCGGCAAGTATGGATTATCTAAGTAATTGCTCTTTATGATTTCTACTTTCTTGCGGAACTCAGTCATTTCTTCATTATCCGCGAAGAATTGTAGATAAGCCCAGTTCGCTTTACTAACTGGGTTGAATGATAAAATTAATTGTTGGTTCTTGGCAAAAGGATCTCTAATACGTAAATCAACTTGATTGAAGTCGTCTTGCGCAAATTCTGTCGCTTCTTCTAATCACGCATCAGTTAACCCAGTGATAGATTTAATCTTCTCAGGGTCATCTAATCCAGAGCAAAGAAATAAAGAACCATTCGGTAATTCTATACTAAAATCAGTCTTATTAATTTTACACTTATCTTTTATTTTAAATTGAACAAGAGTATCAATAATTAACTGAAATACAGAATTCTTTACAGTTCTTCCAACTTTTCTTAGTACTAGAATTTTGCGGCAGTCGGTTAAAGCTTTATAAACGAGCTTCTGCGCTACAAAGTAACTCTTTCCGCTACCAGCGCCGCCATAATAAATCTCATATCGCTTACTATAATCAGTGATATGAGGTTGATATACTTTATTAAATATCTCTTTATGTACTACTATCTTCATTAGATAAATAGTAAGCCGCTATATTCAACTAATATTCTACGAAGAATTATGGCTCTTCTTCTGTCTATTTCCATTTGAAATGCGACTAGTTTATCTTTTTCTTCTTCAGTCTCAGCTTCTCCAGTCTCAATAGCAGGAAAGCGTTTAAATATTTCACATAGCTCTTCTGCAATAGCAAGAGCATCATCTGATAGAGCATTTAGCTCATTTCTTAGTTCATCGTCTGTTTTCATATATCTATTAATCCTCCAAGCTAACTTCTATAATTTCTTGTTTAGTCTCAAATTTTTGATTTTGTAAACCAAATTGTTTTTGTAATAATTCAAGAGCCTTAAGCTTTACTGATGCAGAATATTTCTCATCACCTTTTGCGGCGAAGGCCATGTCCGCCAACTCTTGGGCTATTCTTTCTGCGTCTATGTTTAAGCTCTCATAAATTTCTTTTCTTCTTCCATCTATGTATGTTTTAATTTCAGGTTTTTTCATTAATACATATGGATAAGAAGGTTTTGGGTTATTTTTATCTGCATCAGGGAACGCGTCGAAATATGCTTGTACTGCGTTATATCCATTTGCAAGATAATTTTCGCAAAACTGTTTTTGTTGAGAAGTCATATTAACGCTCCTTTCAGAATGTATTTTTATAAATATTTCAATTATCAAGAGCCTTTTCAAGAGCTTCAGAATTATCATAAATCCAAAATTGATTATTGGTTTTTTTATGTCTTCCTTTATTACTATAGTTTATTCCTTGTAACTTCAAAAAGTTTCTTAATTGTATTGAATAACAGTAGAACTGTCTTTTAGTCTCTTCCATGTTTATCTATATCTCCTTCTTTAATTATCTGGGCTCTTGAGGAAACTCTCGAAGAGAGTTCCGTTATGTTATTCACGCAGACAAAGGGACAAGATAAGGCATTGCGAAGCAATGACGTTCTTAAGTCTCTTTGGCAAGGGAATAACATATTCCCATTGTTAGTTGATTGTTCAACTATTGATTGTTAGGTACTATTAAAATTTGCCGATTTGCTAGAAAAAATTTGCCGAATTAACAAAAAAATTTGCCGAAATTTTTTGCCGATTTTTAAAAGCGGAAGCCATCTGAATAATTATAGATAACTGTTTCCGCAACCGGATAAGCAATACATGTATCTTCTTGTTTAGCTTTTGAATTTAATGTATGTTTATAATCTTCACTAACAAAATCTATTTCATAATAATCAGCAAGTTTACCTGTAGCTGTTGTTATATATTCTTTATGAACTTTTATCAATTCATTATTTTGTAAACATTGTAATATATCTTTTATCATTTGATAATTATCTGAGCTATTAGCTTTGTATCCAATAGCCGCTAATAATTCTACTTCTGAAAAACGATAATTTTCTTTAAATTTATATTTTACATGGTTTTCTCATTTATTCTTTAAGTAAGCGTATACCTTAATAACATTTGTATTTGCGGTATTCACTAAAAATCTTAAAGTTTCAGTTTTTATTTGCACAAAAGGTTTAGATGAATCAGGTAAGAAGTAAACTTTCTTACCTTCTAATTCACCTTCTTCTAAAAGATTTATTTTTATAAATAATTTTAATAAGTTCCTAATTGTTCTTTCACACACGGGACTTTCTGTTTCTTGTTCTTTAAAATAATCAATAATTTTTCCTGCAGTAACTTCATTTTTCCAACAATATCTTTTTCTATTATCTAAATAACTATTTGTTTGTAAAAAACCATATATAATATCATTCATTTTCTTATCGCCTAAAAATTCTTCTTTCATAGGGATTACCCTAATTAAATTACTATTTTCTTTTTGCATTGTTTAAATATCTCCTTTTCTCTTAGTTCAAATAACGAAATAATCTTTTATTTCTTAATTATAGTATATCATATTTTTAAGCATTAGTCAAATTGCAGTGGTTCTAATGAGAATATCATACCATGATGACTTTTCCCAACTATCCCTTTTGCAACTTTGTATATTGTTCTGTAATCACAGTCAAGTTCTTTTGCGGCTACCGTCATACTATCATACCTTCCTATAAATTCGTGAGTATCCTTATCGTAAACGTATACCTCTCTAGGTTGTCTATGAAGTTTATCTCGTTGTAATTCTTTTAATTTTTTAGCTCTAGACTTTGCGCCTTCCCCATAATTAACATTATATTTAACACTACACCATTCTAGATTTTCAACATTACTATTACTTTTGTCTTCATCTATGTGATTTACTACTGGGTAATTCTCTGGATTTGGTATAAAAGCAATAGCAACTAATCTATGGCGGAAACGCACAATCCTTTTGCATTTTTCATAATCTCCGTTTGGCCCCTTGGTACATAACATTACCCTTGGGTACCCATCTCTATCGATACTTCCTGTGATAAAATTCTTTCTCTTAATATTTCTAACTCTACCTGTTGTAGATACTTCATATTCTGGAGCTTCAGCTATTACGCTCCATCTTTCCTCGTTCATATATATCTCCTTTTCTATACTATTAATTTTTTCCATACCCTTTCTAATAGTATATCAAAAGTAAATAAATATAATTTTATGGAAATGTCCCTCTTTACAAAAATTTTTGTTAATTATTGTTCGTAGTGCATCCCTTTGTCGTTTAAATACAATCTTGCGGGAGTCACTTCTTTATCTCTATAACCTAAGTCATTTTTAATTATTCCTGCACTAAAGTAACTATCAACTAATCTCTTTTGCATATCAATAGCTTCAGCAACTTCATTAGCAGTAGAACCATTATGTTCTTTTAAATAATTTAAAACTTTCATTGTATTATCGCTTAACATATTAATTCTCCTTTTTGAAATAACCTGCAAGAGCAATAAGATAATTATATATCTTATCTATCTCTTCAGACGTTAATGATTTTAATTGCCCTGCGGAAAACTTTCTTAGGCGGGAATATGATATACCAGTAGTATCCGCAAGACTTTTTTTATTTATCATTTTAATTATGTCTCTCATATTTCCTCCAACAAAAAATCGGCGCCAGAACTGAAACTTTTATAGAAAGAAAGGAAGTGTTTGTTCTGACGCCTTAAGATAAAAAGGATTTTAAGGAATATTTAATTTATCTTATAAACCATGGATAAATTAAAAGATTTAGTTCGAAAGGATATGAAATTTGGTGTCTATCATCTTTTCCTTTCACTAATATATAAAAATTTCAATAAATCTTTTTCCCAAAATTGTCCCAACTTTTTATAAAAGTGTTGTTAAATTTTTCTTTATATAAGCAATTTGCTTTTTGTAGTCACTGTTAAAACTAGTAAATGTTTCCGCAAAGTTAACGATTTGGTTAGATAATTCAACCCTATCTCGTTCAGGAGTATTAGGATACCTAGTTATCTTAACTACTCTTTGCTTTTGTTTAGTTCTTTTTATTTTATCTACTAAAATTATGTTATCTCCCAATTGAGTTTCAGGCGGTAATGTGCTTAAATTCAATGCATAACTTGTAATAGGCATTGAATAATAATCTAAATATGCTTGCGCCGCCATCTTTAATTGGTCCATGTGTTCTATATCTTCTTGAATTCAGTAAATAGGTTTATATTTATCACAATATTGATAATTTTCAAGAATATTACTATTATTATTAACAGGTCCTATCATGATATTATTTTTACCAATAGGATAAATAACTGTTATAAAATCATAAGAATTACTTTGTTTATTTAACAATTTTAATCTCTTATCATTTGAAAAATAAGTTCCTCTATTAGCTCCCATATAATCATAAACTTTTAAAATCTTATTTTTAGTATCAAATCAATATTCTAAAGAAAAATCTTGTTTAATTTGTAATAAGATTTCATATGGAGTCATCGTCGCAAGTCTATATTCTACTCTGTCTTGTCTTAGAGTACTAAGATATTGTAGCGTCCATCCGCAATGACTTTGTGTAAATAAACGCTCAATTGCTTGCTGAATATTAATGTCAACAGCATCAAATACAGAAACTAAATTATATATTAATCCCTCTAAATTAGGATTACAATAAATTTTTATAAAATCTGTTTTTGCAAGATTAACTTCTTTTATAACATAACTATAATTATTATATTCAACATAATATTCTTCTTTTATCATAGCCAAGTTTTCATCAGTTAAAGGTAAGCTAAAGGAAAGGTTATTAAACCCATCCTTTAACGTAGATGTTACACATAAGTCTTGAGCTATGTCTATTGTTGATACATAATTATAATCTGTATCATATATTTTTAACATCTGTACCTCCTATATGTATCTTGGTTGATATTCAATAGATAACGCCATAGTATCAGCGTTAGTAATTTTAATTGTATTTACACCTGGTTGTAATCTAGGTAGTTCCCATGCATCATAGTTTTCAAAAGCATTTTCACCATCAAGAGTAACAGTTCTATTTATACCATCAATGATTAATAATTGACCACCCATGATTCTAGTCATTGTTATCTTTTCTTGCGTTAATCCTTCTATTTCTAATTGCATGATATCAAATCTAGGAACTATAGTGATACGGCAAGCGGCTGCCGCCGTACCACTGTTAGTTATTGTAAAAGAGCCATCTGACCCGATTACTATAGGAAAGTAATTACTTTCATCATTTATATTTGTACCTACATTAGTTGCAGGTGTTGCTATAATTTCTGCCATGTTGACTCCTTTCTTATGAGATTAACTCTTGGACAGCGTCTTGGACTCTAATCCATCCAGTATTCTCAATATATTGCCAATTCTCATCTTTTACTAATTTCTTAGTTGCGTGAATTCTATCACCAGATGATAGCTGACCGATTTGGTATTGGTCTAATGTTGTACTATTTCTAAGTGGATATTGGTAAACCTTTAATCTACTCATAGAAACAACATAGTCAATATCGATTGTTTCATAGTTGTCTTCAGTGTATGCTTTTGGTATCCATCCGAATGTTCTTGACCAGTAGTAATCTCCGCACTCAGCTAAGATTGATACTATTGTATCAACAGTGAATGTTTTACTTGCGGTTGTAGCTCCAGTATCAGGATTTAAGAATACTTGATATGTTGACATTGTATCTGGTGTATCACCTTTTAATGCAATTTCTCTTGCTTGAGCGAACTCAGTAATTGTAAATGCATCATTAGATAATAATGTAACATCTGCAGCTTTAAACCATGCTGTACCATCATAATACCATCTTCCAGAAACGTTGTGAGCACTATCTTCTGTTACTCTTGTAACTGGAATAATCATATTAGTTGGATGAACAGTCATTTGTGTTGATAATTCATCAGGATATTTATAAGTTTGAACAGGTCCTGTAGCTTGAACAATAGATGAACAACTATCATATTCAAAACTTCAATTATCAAAAGGACTATATACAGTATCTGCGGAAATAAGTTCTCCGATACTATAAACTTTGTTATTGTAAGCCGCACTTTCATTTGTAATAGGTATGATAGTATTTGTGATAATATCATAAACCGTATTATAAGGTACTTGACGACCATCTTCTAACCAAGCTCCTCTTGCTACTGGTACATAATAATGTTCTAGGAAGAAGTTTCTCCATACTTTTAAGTAATAGAATGGATGATCATTAGAACCAGTAATTGTGATATTGCCAATCTTGTTGTATAGTAAGTAATCTAAGTTAAGGTCATGACTCTTTTGTTCAATGACTTTTGTATTACCTACCATTTGCCACATTCTAGGATGTGAATGAACAATATTTCCATTCCAATCTGCCCAATCATAATGAATATTTAAATCTGCAACTTCTCCTGTAGGACCTACATTTGCAGCAACCCAAGTTTGATAATCATCGTAAATATCTGAGAAGTATTTAGCTTTTCTTAATTGATCGAAGCCTTCTAATTGCATATTAACTGTTTTGTTTAATACCATATCAGAACCGATTTCTTGACTAACACCTTTTCCACCAATTTTATATACACCATAGAATGGTGATTGATATCCGTTTACATCATTTCCTCAAGCGTATACTTGAGTAACATTACGTTTATTTGAAATGTTTGTGATTGTAAATGGTCTTGATGCGGCATTAGGTAAATTTCCTGCTCCTCCTAAGTACATAGTATCAGCAGTATCGTATGGCAATCCACCTCTAGTATCTGCATAATATCCTCAAATTGCTCCACCCTCTGATAAACCTGGCCATACTTGAGTATAGTGATTTGGTTCAGAATAAGTAGTAGCTGATAATGATTGAAGACTTCCACCATATTTCCATTCAACATCTCATACACCCGCAGGAGTATTTTGTTTTCCTGGAATAATGTTAAAGTCAATATCTAGATTTACTATTGGGTTAGCATTAACTGAAGTTACTAATTTATAGTCTTGAAGTGAATGAACATAAAGTACTCTTTGAACACCTGTTGTAATTAATTCTTTGAATGTAAAGTATACATCTGAATTATCGTATGAACGTGGATTCCATAAGAACATTCCATCGTCATAGTTTCCAACAGAAGGTTTATATTTATTTTTATCTATTCCGAAATAATCCCATGTAAGAGTTAATTCAGTATCTCTATAAATTGTTGGTTCTATTTCATAACCGTGTTCATCAACTTGCCAACTTGTAGCTATAAATGTATCCCAATCAGGATTCCATTCACTAATTGAACATGAGAATGTTTCTCTTCCGATTTCTGTTTCATCATCGATTGTATCCTTATGATATATTACATTATAAGCATATATTGTTTCAGGATATACAAAATCAATAGAATGAAGTGTTGAGAAAGCGGATTGTGTATATTCACCACTATAAGTGTAAGGACAGTTGTCATGATATTTTAATTTATAAGCTTGAGGATTAATTCCCATATCAGCTAATGAACTAACATTAGCTCAAGTAATTTCATCTAAGTGGATAACTTGTGCAGCTAATCCATTATATAATCTACCTGATTGATTGAATGAAATATCTTCAGCTTTAATCCATGATGCCATCTCTGGTGAATAACACCATAATCTATCAATAGTCATCTTAGAAATTGTGATTTCATCACCAAATGGTATTACTACTTGACTTGCGGCAGGTGCCTCAAAATTAGGATTTTCTCCAGGTCCGAATACTTTTTTAGTATAAGATAACATTATCCATCCATTAGGATATTCTCTTAAACGTCCCCATCCGTCTCTTTCTTCTACAATTGTATATCTACCTTTATCTACGATTTCCGCAAGTGTACTATATCTACGTGCTGGTCCTTTATGAACTGGTACATAGTTAGCAACTACATCAACTTGATATGCTATGAAGTAATCTTGTTCTTCATCTTCATATAAAGCAGTGTGATAATGGTTAACATATTTAATTGCTCCATTTGGATTTAATACAACAGCATCTAAGTCACAATCTAAATAGTTAGGGTCTTCATCTGGAGTTATTAATGTATTATCATAAGCTCCTTGACGATAATAATTTAGATATAATAGATTTGGTTTTTCTACTCTTGTATATTCATCGTATACAACAATAGGTGATGATGCATCTATAAATGTTTGAATATCATCATCTGCAATAACTTCTTCATTGAAGTAAATGCGGCCTGGCTTATAATCTGGATCTGCATATAAATCAACATCAATACCAAGGTCTGCAAGTGTTTCCGCATCTTGGATGTCTTTAATTGTATAGAATAAGTCTTTAGAACCTACTCTTGTGTTACCTTTATAGTAAACAACAGTCTTAGTAAATGTTCTTAATTTATAGTAAATATTGATTGAACCAGCATGATAAATTGCATTTAATGTAGCATCGCTAGGGTGATCAAAATCTGTATCGAAATCTATCATACCATCATGATGATAATCACTAGGTTTAAAGTCATTGTAATGACAAATTTCATATATAGTTTGATTTGCTTCTTTATAATGAACTGGGATTTCAACATATTGATTTCCTAAGAATTCATTATTTTCATCATAGTAATTAACTACAATGTTTCCATATACACTTGGATCTGGGCTAACATGGAATTTTAATATATCTTCAGCTTCTATTGAGTATTCACGCCATCCAATAATCTTACCACTATGGTATATTGGTTGTTGATAATTACCACCTGTATTTTGGTTATAGAAGAATGTTTCTGTAACTTTATCAAACATACCATTTGCTGCGGCAACATAATCATAAACCATATCTCCTGCGGCAACTGGGATTAAGTCACGTACTAATCTATCTCTATCCCAAATCTTAATATACCAAATAGCTGTTCTTGTTGGTGCTGGATAAGCTTGAACTTTATAACTTGCGTAAGCTATTGAACGAGTCATTTGTTTATATGAATAGATAGGAGTTCCATCTTCCATAGTTCCTGTAATAACTTGTTGTGAGAATGTTACACTTGCTGTAAAGTTATCATCGTATGGGTTTTGAATTGCAACGTTGTAAAGCATTGATCCTCCACCATATAAACCTTGTCCTAATCCAGGAATTTCAGACTCTTGGAATGGTGAAATATTTATTTGACCATTATTTGGGTTTCTAGTTAAGAATGCGGTAATTGTTCCAATAGGTTTTGCTCTTCTGCTGAATATATCTATATCCTCATTAACTACGTTTACATAGTCAGGATTTTGTGAATTTTTATAATCATATTTTTCAACATAATTATGGAAAGCATCGATTGTCATAGTTGTAGGGTTAAATACAATAGCTTGTTTACCTGCATATCCATGGAAGAATTTGTCATCAACATCGTCCCATGCATAGTTAGGTGTTAATAAAACATCTCTTTCTGCTTCATTATCAGATTGATATGTTGAATAAGGCATTGATAATGAGTAACCTTTATGATAATCAGTATAGACATAATCTTTATAAGTATTTATATATTCTCAGTTATTTCCTCTAGTTGCATAATATCCTCTTCTAAATCCACCAATTAATTCTTTAATGGTTTCCGCATTATAATTAGGATTTCATACTAGATTTGATGAAGTTGATTGATCAGCTCTTGAACCTGAGTGACCATCTATACTTTGTGGTCCTGAGTTAGTATACACTCAGAATCCTGCTCATGGCCAGTGTCCTCTAAATGCGAACCATCCAGCTGAGTTAGGACTGTACTTACTATACATATTTCTATCCATTTCTCCGCTACTGTTTTCAACTAGTACTGTAAATGTTTTATCAGAAACTCCTCTTTTACTATTTGCAAGTACTGTATCAAAAGCTCCATAATATCCTAAGAAATATGCAAATGAATCAGATTGAACTCCGAAGCTAGTTGCTGAAATTTCAGTTGCATCAACATTACTGTAAGCTTTAGTTTCAATTCTTAATCTACCTAATTCTTTTGGTGTATAACCTAAATCAAGGTAAGGAATTCTAGCTCCAAAATATTGTGAATTATTTTTATCTTGTTCAGCTAATCCATTTTCTTTCATAAATCCTTCTACATATTGTTTTCTTCATACAGGTATTGGTGCATTATAATCCATATCTGAAGATTGTAATAAATCTGCTGCATCATACCAAATAACTTTGCTTGGGAACATTGTTGAATCTGGATCATGAGGTTCTACAAGAGTCTCATAAACGA